TGCATCTCCTGTAACAATTCAACCTCGGTGACATCATAAAAAATATTTCTCCCAATCCTATGACGAATTAAATAACCTTTTTTTGCCCAATTATCGACAGTAGAACGAGCTATATTGAATATCTTTTGAATATCCTTTGCTCGAATATATTTTTTGTTTAATATCCCTTCTCTATTAAAATTAATAACATTACTCATTTCTTACCTCCAAATTTCTTCATGAACTTCATGAAGTTTTTTTAACTTATGTAACAAAAATTCCCTCGAAACTGAGGGAATTCCTTTCTATGCTTTAGGAGCAGTTATCTGCTCCAAGGACTACGTCTAGTGTAGTTATGTTTTTGTATTTAAACCCGCCATTGCTCTATTCTTATCAGCTTTGCAGGTTCAAACTTAACCCATTCTTTTTTTAGTTCGTCGGTTTTGATTAAAATAATATTTTGCTCAAAATCTATCTGGCATACAGGGCAGAGCATACCTTTATAGATGTATTTAGGATTATTCATTGTTTATTTCCTTTTGTAATATATTAAACGTAGTTTCAAAATTAAAGTTCCAATTCATAAACTTTTTGTCAATGCAGTTTTCACAAATAGTGATTGTTTTAAATTCAAACATACCGGTTTTTTTATCTGCCCTGGCCATAACTAAAAACTCTTTATAAGCAGCACAATGACTGTAGCGAAAAAGCGGGTACCATTTTGTTTTTGTATTATTCATTCATCCCCCTTTATAAGCTCAAATTCAATGTCATAGACAGGTTTATTTATTTTTAAATCGGTATAATTTCCATTTACATTTGATGATACAGAAATTATTTTTGCAAATAACCTTTTTTCTTTATTATCTTTTTTGGGATAACCGCAACAAAATATAATACCGTCGGAATTTTTTAATTGTAATCTACCGTATGTCCATTTTATTGCAGGTATATTTTTGTAAAAATCACACATATATTTGTCAACAAATTCAGGCTCTCGCCCTAGTGGGTCAATTCTTTTTATCCAATAATCTGACATAATTCTATATTCGTGCGTTTTCTCGCCTGATTTGATTTTATCAAACCATTCTTTTTTAAGATTGAATGTCAGCATATTATCCCTCCCTGAATAAAATTGCTTGATACCAGCTACAAAAATCGTAAGTTTCACTATTGATAACAGTACAATTAGTTGAAAGAACTCTCCAACCTTTATTTAAAAGAATATTGACGGTAGCTCTAAAATTTCCTGGATTCTTATCTTCGACAATTTTTATTTGTTTTTCAAGCATCTTTCACCTCGCATTCGCTAATAAAAAGCACCCCTGCTATAATTGAGAACAATGCCCATATAGATAAATCATAATTAACTGTATATAGCCAAGCCGTTCCCATAACTATTAAGACTATCCCCAAGGCTACTTCTTTATATTTATATATTATTCTCATTTTCCACCTCGCTTATTTTTTGTAGGATTTGCTTTGCTGATGATGCCGAGGAGTTCTTTATACAAATGATGGTACACTGCCCAATCGTTTCTTTGTATGACTTCCTCAATCTCCTCAACAGCCTTGCGGTAGCGGTTTGTTTCATCCTGTGCTTGTCCTGCATAATAGCTAAGTGTGCTGTCTTTGATATTACACAGTTCTGCAAGTATTTTAGTAACTTTACCTAAATCTTCAAGAAGGTACTGTATATTTACATCAGAGGCATTATTAAGTCCATTTGCAATATAGTACATCCACATTTGATACGTTTTTGCAAAAATCTTTTCGCACTCCTGCGTTTTACGGGCGAGTTGTTTGAAATAGCAATTTGGACATTCTTCGCACCTGTCATGCATTGTAATTTCATAACCATAACGTAAATAATATTCGCAACCACATTCGCCATCCTCAAAGTATTTACATTTACTTACATCCACGCCGTCAATAATTATCTGTTCTTTATCTGTCATTGATATATTCCCTCATAGTTATATTTTGTATATTTAACTTCTTTTAGTAGTGTGTAGGATAAATTGTGATATCCATATTCTTTAAGTAGATTTATAAGCTTAATATAATTTGTATCCGCTTCTGTACTCACTTCTTTTCTGCAAAGATTTGCATATGTGCATAAAAGCTGAAACTGTTTATCAATTAAAAGTTTTAGTGTGCTGTTTGATACTTGCAATATGTTGATTTTATCGTTCTGTCGGGCTATTTCTTCTAAAAGCTGCTTTATAAGCCTGAATGAAGCTTTGTTTTTATCTGTCATTCTTCCCACTCTTCCTCAACTTGTAAGATCTCCGTTACTTGCTGGTGCTCAAGCTCATCTTTAAGCTTTCTGTTCTTTTCCTGTTGATATTTAAGAACTGCCCTCAGTCTTAAGACAGGAAAGTTTCTTCTGTAATTTCCATCGTTTGATAATCCGTATTTCCCGTATATACTCATAATATGGGTTTTTAGCGTAGCGAGTGAAATACAAAGAATATCACGTATCTCATAGTTATTTAACCCTTTAGCCATAAGCTCTATGACTCCTTTTTCTCTTGGCGTCAGTGTTTCACGGTAAGACTGGTATACTCTTTGATACTCAAGCTTGTGATAAAACAAAAAACTCCGTATTATTTCCTCTTTTACTCCCATATTTTGAGATAACTCTTTAACCGTTAGGTTTTGACTATTACTACAGATGTATTTTTTATCCTCTTCGGTTAATACATTTCTTAATCTGGTTCCCATCTTTGCTCTCCTCTAAGGTTTAAGTTTTTCTTTCAATATCTTGAAAAATTCTTGTGCCTTTTGGTCGTCTTCTTTAGTTATTTCCGGTAATTCAAGCGCTTTAAAATCCTCATATGCGATGCTGCGTTGTTCTTTACCATTTTTCACCATATGTTTGAATTTCTCTGGATTTCTACGTCTATAGTTGTAGTAACTTCTCAGTCGTTCAAAATGTGCATTTGGAAGTTCTGCAGTGTAAGGTCGCTCTTTCCCTACCTCAATCTTGCTTGAGAATGAATTTATAAGCTCATTTAGCAGTTTTTCACTAGCACACATAGAAAGTAATTTTTCGTATTGTCTTTTTGTTAAACAAACATTCTGATAATCACCATAAATTTTCAAAATGTCATCGTTATTAGAAGTTAGAATTTGTTTACTTAGTGTAGTAGTATCTTTATCCTTATCCTTATCCAGTACCCTTAGGCAAGGGTTACCTAACCCTTCACTAACCCTTAACAAATTATTCTTTTTTAAGCTGGCTATAATGCCCTTATGAACATTGTTTGAAGGGTTAAGCAAGGGTATAGAGGTATTGTATTGAAATTTTATAAAGTCCTCAATAAAAATTTTATTTTTTGATATAAATTTGACTTGTTTAATTGCCTCAAAATCTTCTTTTTTTATTTCTTCTTGAAAACAATTTTTTAAAACCCTGTGAGAAATTTCATAAATTCCCGCACAATCGCAATTATCAAACAGAAATTTTACAAGAAGTTTTTGTTTATCCGTTAAATCCAAAAACCAATCTTTTTGCCATATATTTGAGTCTGCTAAGCGTTTAACCATGCCAACTACCTCTTATATACTCCTGTGCATTCAAAAAAGATTGTTGTACAGGTTGTGGCGCAGTACCTTCATAAATTTTCTGTAATGCTTTTTGAACTCCATACATTAAAGCTTGTTCTTTTAACATTTCATCATTTGTCATTTTTCCTGCGTTTACTCTGCTCGGATAGACTGCATAACGCATTTTAACCTCGCGCTTTACACAGTCTATCATCTGCTCCAATAGTTTAAAGTCTATCTGTTTTGATTTCATATCTTACCTCATTAAAATGGTATTTCTTCTTCGGCTGTCTCTTGCTTATCAGATTTATCCGGGATGAACTTCTCATCCAATGATACGCGCCATTGAGGAGACTTTTCGCTTTTTCTTTCATCCTTTGAAACATACCATAATGAAATCTTTACATCCTTTAGCATAGGGAACAATGCCAAAAATCCCTTGTCGAATGCCACACCTATGTACTGTTTCTTTTCCTTCTCTGTCTGCCCGCTGAATCCGCTTCCTATCTGCATTATTTGCCTTCCTTTCTTTTTAGCTGTAAATAGTGTTTTGCATACTCCGATTTAAACAATTCCTTGTTTATAGCAGAGTCCTTAAATGTTTTGTAATAACTCTCTGTACTTGCGGTGGTGTTCTGCTCGTACAACCCCTGCAGCAAGTCTAAATCCGGGTCGGATTCCGGCAGCACCGGTTCTGAAACTGTTTTGATATTCTTATTTTCTTCTATCTTTCCTGCGTTAGGGTCAAACATATCATTTTCCACAATCTCTAATGCATTTAAATAAAGATAGCGTTTCATATAGGTATGAATACCACCTAGTGCCTGAATCTTAGAACACCCTTTAATATCTAGCGTCTCAACCGGACTCAAAAATTCTTCAAAACTGTTATCCTCCCAGTCAGTAACTGTTAATATTGCCTGATTCTCTTTTATAGAGAAATTAGAGCTTAACTTTAAGTCCATAAAAATTTGATTTATTGCTGGTAATATATCCGAAAGATCATAATATGTAAATCCAGAATATTTATTCTTACCGGTTTTTTTCAGGTTTTTATTTTGGAGAATAATACGTGCATTTTGTAGTTTTTCATGTATCATATCTATGTCTCCCTTACTCTTCTATTCATTTTCTCTTTAATAGCCTTTATATAGCGCCCATCGCGGGTTTCTATAGCTATCTGACGGAGTTTCATAAGCTCGACATTATCAAAATCTCTAAAATCCATAACAACATCCTTTCTCGCTTTTCTACTCAAACCATTGAGGGATTCTTGTACCTTGCCAGCAGTAATAAGGGTCTGGCTCATAGGCCTTTTCCCAATTACAATCAGGAGGTGAGGCAGTACAATTATATTTATATTCAGGCTTAGTGCCGTGTTTTAAATAGTATGCAGTTTCCGCATCACATTCTTGATTTCCCAGCATCATAATGCCCCGCGCCTTATCATTTCATAGCACTTGTTTAGCTTACCTTCTTGCGTAATCTGTATTGCTTTTCTATGAGCTAGGTTCCACGCTCTTTTGTTCATAAACACAGGTATTTCGTCACCATCTGCATAAATCATAAGCATATGTTTAACTACTGCATCATACTTTTGTCTTTGTGTTGGTTTTTGTCTTTCGCTTATCACAATTGGAATACAGAGAAATAGACAAAATATAGTTAATATCCAAGCTTCAACCATAATAAAATCCTTTCAGGGGTTTAAAAAGCCGATGTAAAATGTATGTTGTGTAAATACACCGGCTAATAACTGTATTCATGGAATATAATCACGATTTAAAGAACTCTTTAAAAGTAGAAGAGCCGTATTGTCCCTCAGTAGCTTTTATCACTTCTTCTAATGTCATTTCTGGTTTATACTTCTCTTTGTTATTTTCTAAGAAATTATTAGTACCAAAACTGCAAGCGCCGGTGATTGTTCTGTATGCAATAACCCACCATTCAAGCGTATGTACTTCGTTTGGTTTAACATTCCTATACTTTTCTACATCTCTATCCGAGGTTTTAAATAACCAGTCATAATAAGCATGCTTAATTGTATTACCATGAGCATAAACATCATTTTTAAAGAATATATATGCAGTTTTTAAACCTACTTTAACCTTTAAAATGTTACCTTTAGATGATAAAACTTCACAAAAAATGCCATCAATTTTTCTATATGTGCCATTTTTCCAACATAATTGTTTTTCAACCTCAAGCCTAAATTGACGCATAAAATCCTTATTAGGTTTAGATACTTTTAGTGTTTTAATGCTAGTTTCTCTAAGGTCGAGGCTTCCTCCAACAGTAAGGTTATCCGGTAGTGTTGTAATGCTAGTTCCGCTAAGGTTGAGGCCTCCTCCAACAGTAAGGTTATCCGGTAGTGTTGTAATGCTTGTTCCTCTAAGGTCGAGGTATCCTCCAACAGTAAGGTTATCCGGTAGTGTTGTAATGCTAGTTTCTCTAAGGTCGAGGCCTCCTCCAACAGTAAGGTTATCCGGTAGTGTTGTAATGCTTGTTCCTTCAAGGTCGAGGCCTCCTCCAACAGTAAGGTTATCCGGTAGTGTTGTAATGCTTGTTCCTTCAAGGTCGAGGCCTCCTCCAACAGTAAGGTTATCCGGTAGTGTTGTAATGCTAGTTCCGCTAAGGTTGAGGCCTCCTCCAACAGTAAGGTTATCCGGTAGTGTTGTAATGCTTGTTCCTCTAAGGTCGAGGTATCCTCCAACAGTAAGGTTATCCGGTAGTGTTGTAATGCTAGTTTCTCTAAGGTCGAGGCCTCCTCCAACAGTAAGGTTATCCGGTAGTGTTGTAATGCTTGTTCCTTCAAGATAGAGGTATCCTCCAACAGTAAGGTTATCCTCTATTATTTGATAATCACTAATACTCCAATCTTTAACAAATTTTTCTTGTTCTTTGGTCATATATAAATCCTTTCTTTGTTCTTTGATTAGTAAAAAAAAGAGGGAGCACGGACAAACTATCAATTGGGTAAATGAAGTTAATAATCAATCTACTCCGCAGAATGTAAAATATCCAAAAGCCCCTCAGGAATTGTCGATAAAATAAATAAGAAAAAGAGCCGGTGAGCTAAAAGTAAATGATCTAAGAAAGGAACCGGCTCAAACTCTTGGGAGAGTTAAATTTTTCAAGTTCTTAAGGAGACGGACTCTGGAATAGTTCCGGCTTCTAAGGAAGCAATTATCCCAGACACGAGGTTTTAAAACCTGTCCGCCTATATTAAAAACTTGTTTAAGTTCTCCTTTTGCAACGCTGCCGTGAAAACGGTTGCAATAACCGCATATTACTGTTGGTTATTGTCTTTCATCTTATAGATGATTTCAGTCCTTTCGGTATTTACCAGTCGCTTTACGCTTTATAATGCCATAAGGCTTTCTTTTTCAAAGTACAGAAATTATAGGCAGTACAAAGAGTACGCCTGAATCCTGGTTATATCAGTCTAAATATTAGTGACTAAAAGTTATAAATAATAATTCTATAATGATATTGTATAACTATATAATTATAATGTCAAGCATCGTTTCACAACTTGTTTATTATAAATATACCTAAATGATTGATTTATATAACTACTTAGTTTATAATACCTGTGTTGAGGTTCTTATGAATAATATAGAGTTTGAATATTTCTTGAAGGGTAAGCTTGCTGAAAATGGCTTAAATATTTCTAAGCTTGCTGAGATGTTAGGAACATCTCAAGCTAATGTTTCTCAAAGAATCAAGCGAGGTTCCTTCAACTGTATTGAGCTTTATCATATAGCAGACCTTTTAGGCTATAAAATAGAATGGATTAAGACCTCTGAGGGAAAGAGGGACTAATTAGTCACTATTTTTATTTTCAAGTCCCTCAGATAAAAGTCTTACTACAAGGTTACTTTTGGGATTTTCTTCTTTATATTTTTCAAGTTTTTCAGTAACTTTTTGAACAGTAGTTTCTAAGTCTTTGCTATCTTCTATGGCTTGTTGAACATAGAATTTAATTAGCTTTTGTTCGTTGTCTGCGTCCATTTCCTTTAGTATTTTATATAATTTTAAGGCTTGTAAGAAAGCTTCATTCATCCGGTTTTGTAAGAACTCAGCCTGCTTTTTGTACTTTTCGACCTTAGCATTCATGATACAAAATGTGATGGTAATTGATATTACGATTAGCATTGTTTCAAATCTCCAGTGTTTTAAAAAATAGTTAAATAATTCTGCTGTAGCTAATTGTGTTATAATATCCATAGTAACTCCCTTGTGGTTAATTCATAATTCGCAAAATCATGATACCACAAGGGGTTTGCTTTTTAGACTGATATTAAATTTTCAAAGTACAGAAATTGTAAAATTTTGTTTTAATACTTGACACTCCCCAAAGTCATGTGATTACATGGCTTTGGGGTGGTTATCCCTCATTTTTCTAAAAGAGAAAGGTGAGCGTAAATTTTGCCGTACTTTGTAGACGGCTTGAAAATATCTACATTCACAATGAGGGATTAAGGATAAAATGAAACATTTATCAACCAACCCAACTGTCATATTCTTTGTGCTATGCGTAGTACACGATATAATTGTGACAGTTATAAGTCAAAGTATTATAAATTATTTCAATTTATAATGCCCAGACTTGGGGAGAAGGTATAAGGAATCTTATGCCTTCTTTTAATGTCAATTCAGTTTTAAATGTGCAATATTAAGCATTGTTAACTAAGCCTATGTATTAATTTACATTTAGGCTTTGTTTTGTTATAATATTTAAGTCGATTTAAATGAGGGGGATTGAAACTAGTTAAGCAATCTCCCTGTTTTTATCTTCAAGAGAAAGGTAATTATCAATAAATTCATTCAAGACTTCTGACATTGTGCGATCATTGTCAATAACGCGCTTGTAGAATTTACGATATTTTTCTTTCTTACAATTGAATGTAATACGGTGTATGTTCATTGTGGCTCCTACACTTTGATTCACTACATATGTAATTATATGACAAATGTCATATAAAGTCAATACCGAATGTCATAATATGGAAAACTTATTAGTTAAACGTTTAATAGAAGTCCGAAAAACCTTTGGTGATAGTGGTTATGGTTTCGCAAAAAAACTTAACATTCCGCAGTCTACATATTTACGTTATGAAACAGGACAACGGAAAGTATCAGCAGATTTGATAGAAAAACTCACATTATTTTGTGATGTTAATCCTTTTTGGTTATTCACAGGTCAAGGTCAGATGTTTATCAAGCCTGATGACAATACCCTCGAGCGACAGAACGATACTACTGTCAAAGAAAGAGTTAGTCATTTTGGCGAAAGGCTTGGCGAGTTACAAGACAAACACGAGTACTTAGATAAAGATATGGCAAAACTGCTCAAAATCAGTGAAGAAGATTATATTGATTTAAAGCTTGGGGATATTGAACCGGATTTGGAAGTCCTAAATCGCCTGAAACAGTGTTTTAAAGTGTCAATTGATTATCTGTTGTATGGGGAGTAGGGTTGAAATTTGGGGTATAATATGTCATAATATAAATGTAACGTTGTAACTTATTTACAAAAAACATTGGGTGTATCCCGCAAAATGTTGTTACAAAATTGATAGCGAGAAGACCGGGCTTATCCCTAAAAAGGTTTTTCTCGCTTTTTTCATATTGCAAAAAATATCACTCATGGTAACATGAGCCTATGATTGATAGATATGATGTAATTGAATTAAGTAAGATTTATAAAAGACTTTTAGAAGTAGAGCTAACACTTAAACAAAAAATAATATTTGCACTTGAAAAAACCTACGCAGAAAAAGCTTTTTATAGATTAATACCTTATATTAAAAGTCTTGACCATAATATAAAAGAAAATTTAAAACTTATAGAAAATACACTGATTACAGATGAAGTAAAGTTAAAAAGATTTATGGCAAATGCTTATATCTCTGATGTTGTGAATATTCTAACAAGATATAAAAATATTTATAAATTTAAACTTTTTCAACAAAATTTTTATGGATATGAAATGGACAATACAAAACACGCAGAAGTTATAAGTTATGCGGGTAGATTAGTATCTTTGCGGAATTCAATAATGCATTTCAATATAACAAGTTATAAAAATAATAAAGACCATTATCTTAAAACATTAATTTACTGGGAAAAGCTTATAGAAGTACCTAAAATGCAGTATATACATAACCTCTCCTTAAATAAAAAACCCAGAATAACAACAGTTCTAAAGGCTCTTTCAGATACTTATCCAGATTTTTTATCTTTAAGTGACCGTCTTGTCTGTGATATGTTTGATGATATCGCATTCATAAATGGCTGGGGAATTAATGAACTCCCACAATACTGGTCTATTGGTCGAGCACTTTATGAATTAAGACGTCAAAAGAAGAAAAAACAAGCTTTATAATCATCTTTCTAGCTTCCCATTCTTTGTATTAATTTCAACTCCGTGTATATCTTCCAAACTTCTTGTTGTATTGAAATATCTAAAGTCAACCTTCTTTTCAACTTTCCCAACTCTGCTCATTATTTGATTATAACTGTTCATCTGGTAGTATATAGAAAATACAAGCAATGCCAAGATTAAGCATTCTATTAAATAACTCCTCTTTTGAATATATTTCACAAAACCTTTTACATCAGTAAATAACCTACTTTTCATTTTGCTCACTTTCCTTTTTCTTAATTCCTAATATATATTACGGAATATTGAGCAAACTTAAAACCTTTATTTAAGCGTTTTTTTAATGTTTAAAATAGTATACACTTATCTAAAAAACGAAAAATCTTTATTCAATTAGTAGTCCTGCTAAATGATGTAATTTTGGAAAAAGATTATTTAATATAAAATTAGTGTATTTGCGTTGATTAGGGTTTATGTTGCAGCAGATTTCTTTAGTAGATATTAACCAATTCTATACAAAACCTGTAAAAAAACGGGGCAGCTATAAGAAACATCCGAAAACGGAAGAAGAAATAAGCCCGTGGACTTTAATAAAAGACTTGTATGTAAAGCTTGCCGGCTATTTTTCACTACCAGTTTTTTGTCAGGAGGATATTGTATTCACACAAGGTATTTTTCGCATCAGCTGCTATGCTTATACCGATGAAGCTTACGAATATCAGGGTGAAACCTACAAAGGTGAAAATTTTAAGGTATTTGAAGCTGAAATTATCGGCACTGAGAATATGTATTTAGAAGACCGTCTGAAAATCCATCAGGCGGTTTTAAGCTATTTGGACGCAGGCGCTACAATAGAAGAGGCAGAAATATACGTAAAAACTAAGTTTAAGCATATTTTTGGGTAAGTTATGAGTTTAAATGAAAAACAGAAACAATTTTGCGAAGAATTTATTATTGATTTTAATGCTACGCAGGCCGCTATTAGGGCAGGCTATAGCAAAAATACGGCGCGCAATATTGCATGTGAAAACTTAGCAAAACTTAACATTCAGGAATACATTAAGCAGCTCATTGAAAAACGTAATGAGCGAACTAAAATCACGCAGGATGAAGTTGTTGCCAATATTGTTGAAGTTATGCAAAGGTGCATGCAGGCTAAGCCTGTAACATTTATGGGACGACAGGTTAAGGATGAAGAGGGGAATAACCTCTGGAGATTCGACTCACAGGGAGCAAATAAGGCGCTTGATATGCTGATGAAACATACAGGCGGGTATAACGCGGACAACCAGCAGAAGCAAGCGCTTTTAAATAATGTGCAGAAAATTTTTGTCACGCCTGATGAAGTGAAAGAAGTAGATAAACACATAAAAGAAGTGCTGGGTGATGATTAACAGTGAATTTCTCGGACAAAGATTATTGCAACAAGGATATGAAGTCTGGATGCGGTATATGTTTCGCATTATTGAGGGGCGCCCGTTTGTTGTTGAGCCTATTCACGCGGATTTATTCCAGACAATGGAAGAGCTGTATACAGGCAAAGAACTCCGCCAAAATATTAATGTTCCTCCGCGTTCTGCAAAAACTACGCTTGCAAAATACTTTATAGATTATTGCTGGACTATTAACCCCAGGATGAATTTTATCTATACATCTTATTCGGAAAGCCTCCTTGCCAATATCTCAAAAGAGCTTATGACAATGCTTGAACATCCGGTATACAAAGCTATGTATCCTCAGTCAAGAGCTATTGAGGGGGATGAAGACATAACCCCTAATGATGACTTCTGGTATGAGTATCTTAAGCAGTTTTACACAGGTAAAAATATCTATTCAGCTAAGAAAATAACAACGTATCAGGGCGGTGTGTGTTTATTCAGCCCTATAGGTGGTCAGATAACAGGGTACGGTTGCGGTATACGTTCGGCTAAGAAGTTCTCCGGTGCGCTTATTATCGATGACGGCAACAAACCTGCTGATGTGCGCTCACAAACTATGCGCGACAGGGTGTTAAGATACTACGAAGAAACCCTGTTGTCACGTCTGAATAACCCTTATGTCCCGATTATCAATATTCAGCAAAGACTGCATGTTGAAGACCTTTCCGGAACTTTAGAGAAAAAATACAGGTTTAACACCCTTAAGAAACCTCTGCTTGATGAAAACGGAGTATGTCAAATCCCCTCACAGTACACCCCTGAACGTATTGAAGAACTTAAAAAGAATAATTACATGTTTTTATCCCAATACCAGCAAGAGCCAATTATATTAGGTGGTCAGGTAATTAAGCGTGCATATTTTAGATATTACCCCGTCGCAAAAGAATACCAGTATAAACGTATACTTATTGCAGCTGATACAGCAATGAAAACGAAAGAATATAACGACTACAGCGTATTTATGGCCGGCGGTGTAACAACAGATAACAAGTTACATGTTCTTGATATGCTGCGCGGTAAATGGGAAGCGCCTGAGCTTGAGAAAATGGCAGTCGCTATATGGAATCAGTTTAAGCTAAATCCTATTACGGGTTTGACTTGCAACGGCTTCTATATAGAAGATAAAGCGAGCGGCATCGGATTAATTCAGGGCTTAACCGCTAAATACGGTATACCGGTTATTGGTGTTCCAGCTTCAACCGACAAGTTAACCCGCGCAGAGAACGTGCTGCCATATATTGAAAGCGGTCAGGTATATTTACCAGAAAATGAAAACTACAATTTTAATGTTGATATACTCTCAGAGTGTGAAGCTTTCAGCCGTGATATGTCGCATAAGCACGATGATATTGTTGATACATTAGGTATTTTGATTCAGGAAGCTTTAGGAAAGACAAAGATTAGTATTTTAGATTATTTTATGTAAATTAATTTTCAAGCCGTTTGCTACGATTGAATTATGGCTAAAAATAAGAATAAAAAACCGCTGAAAGCAACCAACACAGCGGATGATAACATTATGCAGGTAATCGAGCAGGAGTCAAGAAAGCTTACTGCTCAGAACTCTTTGGAAACTGCTTTAAGATGCGGCAACGGGCTTGATAACTGGTCGCAGACTTTGAGTCCGCGCAATGCTTATAATAATCTCTCGCTGGTTATGATTAGCCAGTGGCAAATATTGTTAAGCTATCTATACAAGACCTACGGCGTACTTGCCAAAATGGTTGATATACCGGTAGATGACGCGTACAAAGGAGGCGGGTTTACCCTTGAAACTGATAGTATTGAAGAAGAAGAGCTCAAAGAGCTGGAAAAGACTATTAATAAAAATCAAGATATAAAACAGATAAAAAATGCACGCAAGTGGGCTCGGCTGTACGGCGGTGCGGCACTTATAGCACTAAGCGGGGATGATTTATCAAAGCCTCTGAACTATGAATCGCTTTATAAAAAACCTTTAGAGTTTATGGCTGTGGATAGATGGCAATTATCATATTCAGAGCCTAATATTAATATCCCGGGTGGTCAGTGGGAATATATTAATCAATACGGGCGGACAAAAGCTAAAAAAGGTGTTATCGGTTCTAATACGCTGACACGTATCCACTCAAGCCGTATTTTCCCTATAACAGGCAAAGAAGCTCCGTTTATAATTAAGCAGCGTGTTAACGGCTGGGGAATATCTGTTTTAGAACAGGTGTTTTCTGATATGTCGCAGTATTTTAAGGCGGGGAATGTCTTATTTGAGCTTCTTGATGAAGCAAAAGTTGATATTATCAAGCTTGAAACACTCCAGACTGCATTATCAGCAGGTAACACAAACCAGATTTTACAGCGTATGCTCGACTTGATTGCAAATAATTTGAATTATAAATCAAAACTGCTGATGTCCACCAATGATGACTATGTCCAAAAGCAGATAAGTTTCAGCGGGCTGGCAGAAATGAATAAAGAAATCCGTATTATGATGGCGGGTGCAGCCAATATGCCTGTTAATAAACTCTGGGGCGAAGGTGTCACAGGTTTTGGAAGCGGAGAAGACAGTTTAGAGAACTATAATTCCCAGATAGAGAATGAAGTCAGAAGCGCAGATGATGCAGTTATTGACTGGGTTCTTATGCTCAGGTGCTATCAACAGTTTGGCTTTGAACTTCCTGACTTAACCAAAAACTGGAAAAATTTAAGAGTTCTTTCTGCAATTGATGAACAGAATATAGCTGACCATAAATTCGCAAATGCCTTACAGCTTTATGACAGACAGTTTTTAAGCCCGCAAGAGCTTGCCTTATACCTTAAAAAAGAACAGTTATTTGTCGCGGATACAAGGGCATTACGGGGTGAGCTTGAAGATATGCCATTATTGAGCCAGCAGCAGGGATTTACTGAAACGAAGGATATTGTTAAGGAATGAGCCCTACAGCCATTAAAGATTTCAAGATAAAACAGTCTTATACATGGCTTGTACAAAAAGCCTTGTTCTCATATCTTTGGGAAGGGATTTACAAGCCCATGTTTGATATGCTTGAAATCAAACCGGAAAAGGCTAAAAACAGCATAGATGTTATTTCACAAGCATTGCGTGATGGGCGGATATATTATGCAGAGGGCGGATTCAGGGCTAAAACTAAATTTACTGCGGCACAATCCAGAGAATTACTGGCATGGGGGGCGAAGTATGACAGTTACAGAAGAATGTACCGTATTGATTATAACCAAATCCCTATGACTGTTCGTGTTGCACTTGCAGAATCAGAGATAAATGCAAAGAATACTATCACCCAACTGGAAGTGTTTTTGCGGGAAGTTGAAGCCAATATCCCTTATATTGTGGAAACAATGGTGTTTAATGAAGAAGTTGTGACCATCCTTGATGATGCTCAAAACGAGGTTAAGAAGAACATTAAGCACCTTAATATTATTGAGCCGGAGTTGTCAGAAGCCCAGAAGCAGGAAATAGCGCAGAGCTATACAAACAATATGCGCTATTATATCAAGAATTTTGCAGAGAAGCGTATCCCTGAAATGCGTCAAAGGGTGCAGGATCTGGTACTAAAAGGTTATAGAACAGATGCTGTAGAAAAAATGTTGCAGCGTGAATACAATATTGGGGCGAATAAAGCAAAGTTTTTAGCCCAAAACGAAACATCTATTATGCTCGCGGAATATAAGCGTGTGACTTATCAGGAGATGGGTTTTGATAAATTTATCTGGCGCACGATTATGGACGGCAGGGAACGGGAAGAACACAGAAAACTGGACGGGCGAATTTTTAGATATGACGACCCGCCGATTATAGATGAAAGGACAGGGCAACGAGGACTTCCGGGGCAGACATATAACTGCCGCTGTGAAGCCGTGCCATATCGCGATGACAACCCGCTTATAAAGACTGAAATAAAAAACGGGCAGTTGCAGCTTGCTAAATCCTAAAAAAAACGAGTTTTTAGGATTTTTTTATTTTTATAACCTTCTACCCCTCCCCAAATTTAAATTTCGTGCGGGTTGGTACAATCAATACAGGAGTATCAACCAATGGACAGAGGCAAAATAGACAATTTAATATGCTATCTTGTAGCAATAGCCAACTATGCGAAGGATATACACTATAACTGCGGAGGGGAAAGTTTCTATGGTCAGCACTTATTTGCTGACAGGTTTACAGATAATCTATACGATTACATAGACCAGCTTAAAGAAATATGTCTATTAGGGCACGGATTTAAACCGCTGCACTCAAGCGAATATTTGAGGAGGGGAGCCGATTTAATCCCCGAAGCGGTTGATTTTCACCTTATGCATGACTTAATACTCAATTGCCTGCAAGAGATTGAGGGTGTTGAAGATATCTCAAAAGGTGATGAAAACCTTATTGGTGCTATTGCTCAGGATATCCAGAACAATGTCGGACTTCTAAATATTATGTTTGGAGGTGTACAAAGTGTATAACTGGACGGGTAAATATAAGGCTACAAACGCAATATATCTTGAGGACTCAAACGGACAGGAAGGCAGACCGTTTAAGGCACGTTTCATACAGGCGGGGCTTGTAAAATATGATTTCGGGGTCTGTCTTTTAAAAAAAGAGACAATTGATAAGTTTTTAAACACTTTTCTGGAGGACCCAGTAATTATTAACCATATTGATGATATTAATAGTGACGATGTTTGCGGCATTATTCAAAAGGTATGGTTCAGCGCGGAGGACGGCTGGTTCTGGTGTTCGGGGGTTATAACCGATGAAAAGGCTATTAAACTTATTGAAGACGGTTACAATGTTTCCTGCCAGTACCGTATAACAGATTATGCCGATAATACAGAAGGCAAGCTGCATAATGCAAACCCGTATGACAAAGAGATTTTAGACGGTGTGTTTGAACACCTTGCAATAGTAGAGAACCCGCGCTATGAGGGGGCGTATATTGCCGTGAATGCGTATGTTGCTCAAAATGCTATATGCAGAAATGAATTTAAAGAAAGCGAGCATCCCCGCGATGATGAAGGGAAGTTTACTGAAAATAACGATAGTACAAGTTATTTTGCAAATTGGGACAATGCTCCGGAGGTAGAGTTAAAAACAAATGAATTAAGCTCTATTACGGATATTAAACTGCTAAGAAAAGCTGCTCAGGATTATTATAAAAACAACTTGCAGGGTCAGACAATTAACAAGGAAGGATTAGGAAGTATCCGTTTTTCCGGCAAAGGCTGGAAGGAATTTGTACATACAAGCGCTGATGGGGATAAGTTAAGAGCTATTCCGCAGCTGCCGGAAATTATTAAAAATGGAAAATTAGGCGATTTTCAGAAAGACAATAAAGGCAGAACTGACAATATAAAAGGGTTCTATCCCATTTATTGCAATCTAAAAACAAGCAGCGGAATAAAAAAAGCAGAAGCTTTAATAGCCCAAGATACAGAAGGCAACCTTTTTTACACGATGTTTTTAGATTATGACCGCCCCATTGCTAAAAATAAAAGGGACATTACCAGTAATCAAGACCGGCTGCCCCTTAACTTTATTATAGCATCTAACTCAACAGATTTCAATACTAGTAAATATCAACCTGTATTCGACTGGATACGCAATTTTAAAGGAGGAATTATGGACAAGGAAACAAAAGGCTTGTTTGAGTCGCTTATTGACGCCCTGAGAGCCCGTAATGAGGCTGAGGATGAAAAGGAAAAAGACGACGAAAAGAAAGCCGAAAACAAAAAGGCTAAAAATGAGGATGTCGACAAGCGCGACATTATTCGTCAGATTATGGCTATTGCAGGCAAACACGAAGATAACGAAGATGTCAGAACTATTGCTAAATTAGCTGAAAAACTGGCTTACGACAAATCGGAAGCCGGTACTGCTGACAACAAAGCCAAAAACGAGGACGATGAGGAAGAAAAGAAAGAAGACGAAGAAGCCAAGAATAAATGTAAAAACAAGGCTAAGAATGAAGACGAAGAGTCCAAAGAGAAGTACGAAGATCTAAAAGAAGAAGTTAAAAAAGAAGCTGAAAACAAGAAGGCTAAAAACTCAATGGATGCTCTCAAGCGCGTTTTCTTTGAAGGCGAAGCACCGAGAGGCAAAATCTATATGTCGCAAAAAGAAGGCATAGAACTCGGCAAAAAGCTTTACTAATCAGTAATCAACCAACATAAGGAGTATAAAAATGACAAATGGTATTTCATTAACAAATAGAAGGATGACCGCGGTAAAAGGCCAGCCGGCATACCTGCCAAACCAGCCGATTATCCATAACTGTATCGTAGACCCGACATTGGCGGCAAATACATATTTGAGCCCTGGTGATGTTGTTGCTCTTCAATCTGCTGCAACTTTAAAAGGTGTAACCGTTGTAAAAAAAGCAGCTGTAACAGATACACCGTGCGGGGTTGTTGTATTTAACTCTATTAAATCCGGTTTTGCGGCAAATGATAAGATTTCTATTTTCCCGGTTAATTCTTTTGTTTACCTGCCTGCAGGTGCAGCTAATATTAAACTTGGCGATAAATTACAGTTTAATGCTTCAGGTCAGGTTGTGACAACAGCAACTGCATCTAATGGCTATATCGGTATTGCATGGACAGCACCATCAGCGGTGAATGACTTAATTGTAGTTCAGATTGTGCCGGGTATGGAAGCAGCAGCTTCATCTTAGTAAAAGTAAATATCAACCAACAAAGGAGTATAAAAATGGCAAATAGCATTTTTGATGCGGATAAATACGCAGAACAGACATTTAAAGCGGTTAACGCTTTATTTGACTATCCTACCGCCGGGGTTGTCCAGACGGTAGACACAATAACTGAAATTGTAGATGGTATAGTGGAAGCTAAATGCTACACAGTAGACGGCACACTCTCAGACTACATAAATATAGACGCTTCCGGCAGAGGTGCTTATGCCGGTGAAATCTTCCAGTTTACCGGTGCTTATGTAGGCTCGCCGTTTAAACAGTGCATTATTAATCCTGCTTCAACAGGTATACATAACGACGCGACAGCAGATATCGCAGTAGACGGTATCAGAACGCCTAATAACTTCTACAGACAGAAATATTCTATTTCTCAGGAAGGTCTTAAGATGGCAGCGGTTAACCGTGTAACATTTGACCTTGTGGAAGAAAAAGAAAAATCCCGTAAAAAATGCTGGGATTTGGGCTTGCAAGACACATTGTTTGAAGGTCTGGGCGACGGTAAAACATTCGGCTTACTTAACCAGCCAGGAGTAACTGTTAATACCTCTCTCATCCCTGTAGCTGTAGAAAAAATGTCAGTAGAACAGCTCAAGGCTTTTGCAGGAACAGCACTGACAACAGCGTTTGCAAACTCCAACTATACAATCAAACCTAACAGATGGTTAATACCTACAGCTTCATACATGGCTTTAGGTGTACCATACGGCGATACATTCGGAATGCCTACAGTTATTCAGGTATTAGAGAATGCATTCAAACAAGCCGGCGCACCTTCTGACTTTAGAATTGTACACTCTATCTACGGCGATGCTGCAGGTACAGGCGGAAAAGGCAGACACGTATTCTACAATACAGAAGCAGATAACCTGCTTATGCTTACTCCGAAACCATATACACCACATCCATTGTATGCAGTAGGTGCATTAGATATGATTTCCGATGCAGAAGCACAATTCACAGGTGTATGGCTGAAACGTCCTACATCAATGCTTTACGCTGATGAAGCAGCATAGTAATTAGGAGGAAAGTAAAATATGAAATTACATAACAGATGCGGTAATAACCTATCACACGTAATTGTCGAAAAAGGCAAGAACATAACTTATTTCATAGCTAACGGTGACTTTGGAGAAGTGCCGAAAAAAGTAGCTGAAATATGGCTTAAAATACCCGGGGTAACTGAATATGTCGAGCCTGCGGACTTAGAGAAAGCCGAAGCCGAAGCGAAGGCAAAACAGGAGGCTATGGAAAAGGAAAATGCCGAGCTTAAGAAAAAGCTTGAGGCATTAGAGAAAGCAAAAACCGAAGCTAAAAAGTAAATTTCTTCAACACACATAACCTGATAACTATGAAAGGAAAATCACAACATGTCAGACAATATTTTGGAAAATGTAACAGTAGAACAATTTAAGGAATATTTTATGCGTGATTTTCCTTTCCTTCCTTTATATCAGGAGGGCAAAACGTATTTTATTGATGATATAGTTTATGTTGAACCTAATTTTTATAAATCACTCATTAATAACAATACACAGCCGGTAACTGATACAGAAGCCTGGGAAGTTACAAAAGGTGATATTTATAACTATGTGACAGACGCAGATATACAAAAGGCAATGTCACAGGCTATTGTTACTGCAAATCCCGCGTTTGGAGCAGATGATACAGAAAAAATTAACATATACTTACATCTTGTCGCTTTTTATCTGGTAATGGACTTAAGAAACGCCTCTAGCGGTGTTAACGGTACTTTTAGCGGTTATGTCGCGTCAAAAAGTGTCGGTGATGTATCTGAGAGCTACTCTTTTCCTACCTGGCTTATGAATAACCCGTTATATGGTATTTATTCACAGAATGGCTATGGTATGAAGTATTTATCTCTCATACTACCTTACCTTTCTGTTACGATTCTGTTCTCACCCGGGAGGTCTACTTATGGCTAATGTTAAGGCGGATTTATCGGGGCTTGAGGGGTTACTCAGGGGCTTAAAAGATGAATACAGTGTCAAAATAGGTATCATCGGGAGTGACGCAAAGCAGCAGCACGACAGCGAAAGCGGTCTTACCAATGCTGATATTGGTACGTTTCACGAATTTGGTACAAAGAGAATGCCCCGCCGTTCTTTCTTAGAAGATGCAATTATCCGTAAGGTGTTTAGTCCGGACCAGATGAAAGACATGAAAAAAATCTTATGGAAACAGTTCTTTGTTAAAAATGCGGCTAAAAAATTCATGCAGGATATCGGAGCAAAGGCACTGGACGCAGTCTGGATGGCATTTGATACAAACGGATTCGGGGAATGGAAGCCGCTAACTATAAGCACGGAGCAGAATTTCAGAAAAGCCAGAAAAAGAAACGTCAAAAAACATGGCTATCAGATACTTACAGATACCGGCAGGTTAAGACATTCAATCAGTTTTAAGGTAATTAAAAAATGAACCTAATCCAGCATAATACAACACTATCTAATACTACGGGGCTTCCTAACATGGCTCAAACCATTCAAGGCTGGTTTCAGCCTGTTGAGTTTGAGGTAATAACCCGCAGTTTAGCTGATGACGGTGACGGTGTGGACTGGGTGTCTGAAACCGTTACATTAATAAAAACACAAGGTGTAGTAAGACCTCCGAGCGATAAGGACTTAAAAATATTACCCGAGGGTACATGGGCTTGGGAATGGCTTCAAATTCACTGTTTACCGAATGTGGAATTAAACACTAATCAGTTTGTAATTTATAAAGAAAAGCGCTATAAGGTTATGGCTAAAAAGGATTGGACAGAATACGGGTATATCAGATACACATTATTAGAGGCTTTTCAGGCAGAGCAGCTGGAGGGAGACGTTAGTGGCTAATTCACTAGAGATAATTAAAAACATACTTGTTAATGAAATGGAGCTTCCAAAGACCCGTGTTTGGGCGTATAACGCTGATATGGATTTGCCAAAGGATAACAAGCTCTTTGTAGTCCTGCATTATGGCGAAAGACGGCCAATAAGCAACAATGTTAAATATGTTTCTACTGATGAGGGATTGGAAGAACATCTGAGTATGAACGTAGCTGAGGATGTTATAATCTCGCTTTTATCTCGCGGGGTTGAGGCCAGAGAGCGGGCACACGAGGTGCATATGGCATTCAGAAGTACATATGCACAGCAGGTACAGGCAAAAGAGCACGTGCATATTTCATTACTGGGGGATGTTTACGACGCTTCTTTTTTAGAAGCAGCTTCAAGAATTAACAGATTTGATTGCCGCGTAAGAGTTTTCAACTCATTTGCTAAGATAAAAACAGTAGATTATTTCGATAAGTTCCCTAATACAAGTCAAGTAGAAGTTATAACAAAAATAGAACCGTAAAATATCAACCAACAAAGGAGTATCAACTAATGACAGCAGGATATCAGATACCAATTACTTATGTAGTTAACGCTACTGTGGTAACACCTTCGCAGGGTTTAGAGCCGCTTAAACTCAGTACAATTCTGATTATGACGGACGAAGAGCCGGCAATTCCTTATCAGGGCTCTTATGTTATCTCAAGAACCTCAACCGGTATTGCTAACCAGTGGGGTACAAATACCGAGATAGCCCAGCAGGCCAATATGATTTATTCCCAGACTCCGAATATTTTAACTAATAACGGTTATATTATAGGCGCTAATTACCAGACAGTGGATTATAACAACCCTGCAACTTCAGGCACGCTGACAACAGAAAATCTGAGTGCAAATATAGAAAATTTTATTTCTGTAACTAACGGGGTGATTAATCTTACTGTTGACGGTTCGGCAAAACAAGTCACAGGACTTGACTTTTCGGAAGCAGCAACACTGGAAGAAATAGCAGAAGTTATACAAGCTAAGTACACTGATATTACAATCACAGCTACTGCTGATAATACATTACTTTTTGTTTCTAAAACAACCGGAGCCGCAAGCAACGTGACTATAGCAGCTATGACCGGTTCAAGCGGTACAGACTTGTACGGAGCGTCATACCTTAACGGTGCGGCAGCGACTGCTGTATCGGGTGAAGCTGCAGAGAGCGGTACAAGACCTGAAACACTTTCAGAAGCAGTAACAAGATTAGCCGGCCAGATATATTTTGAAGGCATATTGACTACAAGGACATTGAGTGACGAAGAAGCAATTACAGCCTGCTCAACAATTCAAGGAATGCAAAACAGAATATTCCCTGTTCCAGCTTCAAACGCCTCGGCACTGGCAGCTTCTACTGGCTTGTTCTCTAGAATAATGTCTTATACTAATTGCAAGCCTTTGCTTTATACTCTGGGCGATGATGACGAAGCAGCCGCTCTTAATTCCAGATTATTTGCTGCAGGTTACCTGTCAAGGGGCTTTGCGGTTAATTACAGCGGAAGCAACACCACAATAACTATGAACTTGAAAGACCTAACAGGTTTACAAGCGGATACAAATATTAATGAAACTATTCTGGCTCAGGCTGCTGCGGTGGGTGCTGATTGTTTTGTATCTCTGGAGGGGCTGCCAAAGGTTATTTCTAACAAACAGAACGGTATGTATTTCGATCAGGTTACTAACCGTATCTGGCTTGTTAATACTATTCAGAGGGAAGTGTTTAACGTACTTGCGACAACACGCACTAAAGTACCGCAGACAGACGCCGGACTTGAAAGTATAGTAAAGGCAATAAGAAATGTTTGTAATCAGGCAGTAGTAAATGGTATGCTTGCACCGGGTGAATGGAACAGCTCTGATTTCTTTGGTAATCAGGAGGATTTCCTGAGAAATATCCGCGAATGCGGGTATTACATCTATCATCAGCCGGTAGCGGAACAGGCACAGAGCGAGCGTGAAGAAAGGCGGGCGCCGCAGTTTATGGTCGCGTGCAAAGAGTCCGGGGCAGTGCATTCAGCCTCAATCGTAATATATATTGAAGCATAGGAGATTTTAATATGGTAGATAGCTATACAGCGCAAGATATTATTATCGCGGAAGATTACAACGGGGAGTGGGTGCTCACGGATTTTGCAGACAACACTGTCGCAGAACTTACAGCACCTAACAACCTGAGCACTACGTCAACCGGTTATAACGGTAATTCTCTTGGAGCACATAATGAGCCAGGAAGGCAAAGAGAATTAACATTAAGACTTGTCAAAGCTTCCGGCGATGATAAAAGGTTTAATGAGAATTACAACTTATGGAAAAATAGAGACTTCAGATTTAAGCCGCTAACAATGCGTTTTACAAAGAATGTTGCTCATTCAGACGGTTCTGTAACACGCGACACGGTAGAGTGTTATTTCGGGTTACCGGGAGACCAGCCGGTACAAACAACGGATGTTGCAGGTTCTACCGACCAGGTAGTAAGTGTATACATGTTGCGGTTTGGTAACTCTGAAAGGAGCTTAAGCTAATGTTAAAATTCCAGTTAAAGAGCGGGAAAATGGTAGAACTGAACCTCGCGCCAATGGATAATGCTTTGTATTTGTACAGAACAATTATCCACGAATGCAAAGGTGCGGGGTTAGATATAACGGCTGTAGACGGTGAAAGCATTGCAGCAGTACTCACAAAAAACATTGATGCGCTTTTAAGTGTTATTGGTTCGGAATATGTGCTTGAGGCGATAAAGGGCTGTGCTGATAAGGTCATATATGATAAACAGCGGTTCAATATAGAGATTTTTGACAGAGATGAAAGAGCACGGGGCGATTTTTTCCCGCTTATGACACTTATTGCGGTTGAAAATATCCGCCCTTTTTTTCCGGCTCTCCATACCGTTTCAAGTGCGATAGAATCCCTATTGTTGAAGAGTTAGAACTCCCAAAGGTTGAGTACAATATCGATACCTTCAAGGTCTGGGCGATGAAGCTCTCACGGGCAGGGTATGGAGATATAAACACAATAAGAAATTTGAATGCACAGGAGTTTCTCGACTTAATCCATTATGAAAACTACCTTGCAAAATATGCGGAACTGGTGAGAGTGCTGAATACTAAAAAGGGAAAATAAAATGAGAATAAGTTAGGATGAAGGGCTGTTAATTACTATTGCGACAAGAGAAAAATGACATAATACAGCTTTTTTAGAAGAATATTTATATAGAGATAAAAATAGGTGATGAAAGTACACTTTCATTTTATGGCTAACAGCAAGAAGTGTTTATATTAAAAGCAATAGACCATCTGGTCTAAACAATATTTTAATCATTAGGTTTATGAATTTATATTTCTTAATTGCTATAATTACTAATAATGGAATATTTTATGTAGAAATAAAAAAATTATTAATTATAATTATGTATGGAGGTCATTATGTCACAGGATATACTTGCAAATATTTTAAAAGATTTTAAAGACGCCAATATTTATATTCCTGAAATGACAAACAATCAGTCAAAAGAAGTGAAGTACTTTATTTATAATGATAATCAAACTAGTGGAGATGTAATTGCAAAATTATGCCAGATTTAACTCAAATATTAAATGAAATCAAGCATTTCGAGGATGAAGGATCATCTATTGATAAAGTTCGCAGAAAATATATAAAGAATTTTTCTGAATTACGCGGGAGAAATACAATTGTTTATTATTCTGGTTGGTTACAAAACCCTAATTTACCAGAAAGTTCTATATCAGATATGGATATAGATGGTTTTATGACTAATTTACATCAAATGGACAAAAACAAAGGGTTGGATTTAATTTTACACACTCCCGGCGGTGATATTGCAGCTACAGAAAATATTGTTAATTATTTAAGAGAATATTTTAGTTGTGATATTGAAGCTTTTGTTCCTCAAATTGCAATGTCTGCTGGTACAATGCTAGCTTGTTCTTGTAGAAAAATACATATGGGAAAACAATCTAGCCTGGGACCAATAGATCCACAATTCTATGTGCCTAATATAGGTCATGTTCCTGCGTTAGGAATTATTGAAGAAAGAGATAGAGGCATCCAAGAAATTGCCCAAAATCCTGCAAGTCAATTTTTCTGGGCTCATATATTTCAGAAATATACTCCTACTCTTTTAGAAAAATGTGAAAAAGCTATTGCGTGGTCAGAAGAAATAACTACAAATTGGTTACAGGATTGTATGTTTAAAGATTTACCGGAAGATCAGGCTAGAGAACGGGCAAAAGGTGTGGTTGATAAAATCGCTAGTCATAAAGAAACAAAGTCACATTCAAGGCATTTGTCAGCTCAAAAATGTAAGGAAATTGGCTTAATCATTGAGAATTTAGAAGATAATCAAGAGGTTCAAGATGCTGTGCTTAGTGTGCATCATGCTTGTATGGCCACATTACAAAATCCTTCTGTGATTAAAATAATAGAGAATCAAAGCGAAAAAATTTTTATAACAAGAGTGGCTACTGCTGATTAATTAAAGCCGTGTATTTGTCATAAGAGAGGGACATAATTTTAAATTTCTTTGGTTCGATTACAAACATGAAGTTTATCCCGGATGTTACTAAATCCCCGTCAAGTTCTGGAGCTGGTATTGGGTGTATTCAATGTCCTGTGCATTGATTCTTGCAATTTCCGTTGCGATTTCCTGCGCATTGTCACCGGTAATATTATTCTGATTTGTAATTGTAATATTTTGTGAGAGATTATTCATCCCCGGCGGTGTAGTTGCTTCAGGTGTGTTCATAAAATCCGGAACTGGCGCAGCCCCGCCGGTCGGTGCACCGTCTTTATATCGTCCGAAGTCTGTTAATTGTTTCCAGAGAGGTATTTCTCCCTGGTTAGATTTACCGGATTTATGTGCGTTTTCTATTGCATATTTACCGGCTCCGACCACACCTCCCACTATAGCACCTGTTACAGTACCGACAACCGGCACGACAGATCCTACGGCTGCGCCTGCTGCTCCTCCTCCGATTACACTTGTTGTTTTTTTGATATTCTCTTTATTTTTATCAAAGTTAAGCACAAAACTCTTGAGTGTGTTAACCGTCTCTGTTAGTGCGGGAGCAAAGTCAGCTGCCAGCAGGCTTTTAAGCTGGTCGAATGCAAGAGTTAATTCCGCCAGAGATTCAGCGGCCTTTGTGTTTTTTTCAATCACATCATCCGGAAGCGAAAAAGCGTCAGAAAGGTTAAAATCTCCACGGTCAAAAAGATACCCCCATTCGGAGGACATACCGAGATTGCTGAATGCAAGGTTGCGCCCCTGTTTTGTTAACCCGTTTGTACGATCTCTTATGTCATTTAGTAATTTTACCGTGCTCTCATAATCTCCGAGATAATCTTGAGGAGATAGTCCGAGATTTCCGAGTTCTATTCCGATACCTTCAGGCAGATTGCCCAGCCCTGCGTGCAATTTAGTAAAAATATCGTTAAATCTTTCAACATCACCTAAAATACCTTTACTTACATTTTTTGATTCTACGTAGGTTGCGAGCTTCTGATACTCACGGTTAGTTGCTCCGAGAGCATTTGCCATTTTGCCAATACCTACTGCGGTGTTACCGGCTTCTTTAAAGGGTTTTGTTAATGTATCGGCGAATTGAGTTGCGGCATTTTTCCCCAGTAAAAAACTGGCAGATACAGAGTTTAAATTCTTTAACAGTGATGGCAGTCCTTTTGTGCCAAACTCTACAAAGAGTTCACCAAGTTTGTTTTGCGCTCCGCCCTGCGGATTATTTTCTGCCATAATACCTCCTAAGACTATTGTAACAATTAAGGTGAAAAGCTTGCGATAAACTTTAAAATCTGTTATCCTCAGCTTATGAGAGATTAGAGGGTTATTTTAACCCTCTTTGTTTCTCAAAATACCGGCTATTATTCTCTCATAAGTCGTGTCATATTTATTATTAGTTGTAAAACAAGTTAAAACATCAACAAATGTTAGTCTACTGAACTTCTTTATGTAAAAGTATACGTGCTTGTTTTGTTAACAGCGCCATTATCCTTTTTTTTCTCTTCAATAATAAGGGTTACTTTTTTTATGTCATATTCTGTCTGTTCCGTGGCTAAAACTTCTTTTATAAATTCTAAAAACATTGTTACTGCCCTCCTCATTTAATACTACCATCTGGGTTGAAACTCTGCGCAATTTATGATACATTACACAAAAAGGTTGTGTGAATGAGTAGAAAAAGTAGTGATGCGGGTGTTGCTCTTATCGGTTATGCTATCGGTTTAGTTGTAATGCTCATTGCCGGTGTATTTATGTTTTTGGGTAATGTCGCAAAATATAACTTATGGAAAAAATTCTGGATAACCTCAATTCCTTTAGGTATAGTGAGTATCACAGGTTATTATTTTTATTCAGCTTATCCGGATGTTATGTTGTTTGTACTTCTCACAGCTTGGATTGTGTACATAGTTTATTGGGCTTGTGTAATAGGAGATAAGAATCTGACAGAGAGAAAAGAAATCACGAGCCAAACGGGAGTTACTACTCCGAATTGTCCATATTGCGGCTATGCACTGGCAAAATTCCCGCAAAGAAAAACAAAATGTAAATATTGCGGTAATTATATTTATGTGCGTACACGTCCTTCTGATAAACAAAAAATTCTTGTAAAAGAAGAAAATATTGAGGTTATTGAAGAGCAAATTGGAAGAAAAAAAAGTAAAGAACAAGTTCCGGTTATAGACGCCTCAAAAGAAATGCAGGAAATTATTAATTATTTTACCTCTAATTACAAAGAACTATGCACCTATGAAACGATTCTAAATATTGAAGAAAACGACCGGTTAGAAATAATGCGCTATATGTGGGAAAATTGGAATTATCGGATTAAAAACAAAGTATTAAAAGAACGCTTTCCGAAGTATGACATAGAAGTTTTAAGCGCCATTCAAAGCATGGAAACCGGACGTATTTATACTTATTACCATCGGAATGAAATAATCAACAGAACTGCCGAAGATAATCCCAAACCCCTTATAAAAATTAGCGGAATAAATGAGCCTGTAGGAGAAAAACTCTGTACGATAGAGGATATAATAAATGTTTATAACTGGAGCATAAAAAATGATGAGCCGATAGTTAACTTTATAGAAAAGCGCTGGTTTGATGATTTTCCTGATTGCAGAGTTTATTTATTTCAGGATGATGATTTTAGGGAATTTACACCGCATGAATTGAAAAAGTTTTGCAAAGATAGAAGATTAAAATATCCTTATTAACAGAAAGGAGCCGGATAAATGATAAATACTTCTTTTTCAAACAATATGAAATATATTTGTCGAAATTGTGGCAGTATGCAATATCAAATAGGACGCTCGGGCGGATGTGCTCAGACATTTTGGCAATGGTGTCTGGGTATAACTGTCGTTATAGGCTTATTTTTCCCGATAGCATTTATAGTCGTTGCATTTGAAGTATTATTTTTAATTCTTACAAGCAGAAATCCTGCTTCCAATTTTTGTTTTAAATGTAAGGCCCGTGGGTGTGTAGTTCCATTCAATACCCCTGCAGGACAACAGATATACAAGAATTTCTACCCTGAGGAATATGAAGAAGAAGAAAAGCAAAAAAACATTGAGCAGTCATTAAAAGAAGAAATAAATGAAGAAATAAAAAACTACTCAAATAAGGACTGGGTATATATTATCATACCGGTAATTATAGTATTTTTAATTATATTTATATTACAAGGCTTAATTGTTTACTATTCTAATAATGAACCTGTAAAACCTGAACAAAGAGAGAAGCGGGAAACTTCTGCCCAGCCAGAAACTCGTCAGACACTTACCAAATCAGAATGTGAAAAGCTCTATGATACAACTTTACAAGATTATTCGATAAATAAACAAGCAGGTAAGGAAACCGAAATAAATGACTATTACACAAAGTGCGCTGCCTTCTCCCCAAGAGAAAAACAATCTTTTTTATCTTATTACTACTGGGGCCTAGCAGAAAAAGAGAAGAACCAATATAATTATGAAAAGGCTATTACTTATTATCACAAAGCACTTGAAGCCAACCAAAAAAGTACTAATATAAATGATAAAAAAGGTACTATGTGGCTTTATCATTATTTATCAGAATGTTATTTTAACACCTGGCAGATGGAAGAAGCTAAAAAATATGCTCTGCTAACTGTACAGGAAAAACAAAGACTTGGCAAGTCTCGTGTGGGTTTAGTAGATTATGAACGTTTAGGAGATATTTGTTATAACCTCAAACAGTATGATGAAGCAGAAAATTATTATATAAAAGCATTACAGGAAATAGAGTACTTGAGAAACTTGCCGCTAGATGTCCGTAACAGAATGGATTTATCAGATTTAGATGCAAAAGAAGAAAAATTTATCTCTATTCTTAACGGCACATTCTCCCAATAGATTTTGCCCACTTTGCTACAATGTAGTTAATGACTACTTTAAATGCTTTTTTAACATCTTTTAACGCTAAATATGGTATTGGGGATAAACTCTCGATGGCGCGCAGCCTGCTGCAGGATAACGTCAATATAGGTGAGGCGGTTGTGAATGTCTTATCCTCAACAGGTATTGCCGGTTTTAAATTCCACGTACCGGAATCTGAACAGGTTAATATGGAGAGTGATATAACAGACCATTACACTGACTCAAATTCTGTTATACAAGACCATATTGCGAGACGTCCGATAACTTTAACGTTTAGCGGGTATCAGGGTGAATATTTTTACAGTGTTAATGAAATAGAAGATATGTTGGCAAATGTTACGCCGGTTCTATCTCTTTGCAAGCAGTTTGTACCAAAACTAAACGCTGCAACAATACAGACTAAACAAAGATGGGTGCAGGCCCAGGAAACTAGACAGGGTTTAGCCGCTTTTTATTCTTCTTATGACAAAAATATACCTTTAAGCGAGAGTTTTAATACTGTTTGGAACTCTTTAAACGGAGTGGATTTATTCCAACTTTTTCAAAATATATATAAACTCAAATCAGCACAGACAAGGGCATTTTTGTTTTTTGAAGCATTATGGAAAGCAGAAGCTGTATTTAGTGTTGAGACAACGTGGAAACGATATGACAATATGCTGATACAAAAAGTACTGCCTATTCGTGAAAGCAATGCTGATATAACAAGTTTTACGGTTACATTTAAACAAATGAATTTCGCACAGACAAGATTTGAGAGCCTGAACAATGCAGCAGGCAGAACCCGAAGCCAGCTTGCGAAACAGGTTAATAAAGGTATCAGTAAAGGTTCGGAGGCTAAGGCGGTATAATGTATGAATTAAATGAGCTGGGGGCAGAACCAAAGCAAAAAATAGAAAAGATTTTAGATGACGGCTCAACCGTGACGCTTGAATTTGAGTACAAAGAAAATCAACTGGGCTGGTTTTTCGGGGTAAAATGGGGCGATTATGATTATAAAAATATAAGACTTACTACCAGCTACAACATTTTACGAGCTTACCGGAATTATTTGCCGTTCGGTTTAAGGTGCGATACTCAGGATGATGAAGAACCTATGGACTTAAATGATTTTTCAAACGGCTATGCAACGGTATATTTATTAACTCGCAAGGATGTCCAAACCATAGAAGGGAATTATTATGTTAAACAAAATAGCTTGTAAAGTTTCTATTACATGATATACATGAGGTATGAGTAAGTTGAGCATTGGACAGCACGGTATACAGGTTGAAACTCACGAAAAGACAAATGTTATGACGCCATTTAATAACGTTTTTTTAATTGTAGGTGTGTTAGCGCTTGTTTTAATATTATATAGTCAAGAGATTGGAATTAAGTATTTTGGTATCGGTTTGATTCTTTTATATTCAGTTTTATGGGGGATTATATATACGTGCCACAGTATTAAATCTCCGGAATTATTACAAAGTGAAGTCTTTAGGTTAGAAATACACAAGATGGAAATGGGTATGCTGGAAGATAAAAATGCACTTTTAGAAGTAGAAGAAATTCCGCGGGCTAAAGATGATACTTGCATGCTAGAGGACGGGTGTCATGAATAATGTATATTTGCTTAATATTGACCCAAACAGTGTCTATGATTTAGATTTATTAAAAAAACAATTAGATATTTGTAATGACTGGACACGTCCATTTGCGTGCACTTATCTTTTATATACAACTGCGGATGTTGACAGGTTATATCAACGATTTAAAAAGGCACTACCAGATAATAAATTCCTTATTAATAAGTTAAATCTTCAAGAAGATCAATATAATGGTTGGTTAAAACCTCGTACCTGGGACAGAATCAAAGAGTTTAAAGCTAAGGAATAAAAACGTTTTTACCATTATTGCTAAAATGGAGTTATGTTAAAACTCCAACGGAATTACAGAGCTGAATTTGAAATCGGCGAACGACACGGCCGGGACTTAATTCCCCGTGATAAGTTAACAGTAAGTTATCCGTTTAGCTGCCAGTTTCATATCTCTTCGGGTACATACCAGACACAGAATCGGGGAGTATTCCAGCTTGTAAACCTGAGCAGAAATGATCAGGCACGGTTATGGCTTGATATGTGGAACTTTGGCAAAAAGTATATTTATATGAAGTTTTACGCCGGCTATGGTGAAAATATGCCGCTCGTTTTTTCCGGTTACATTCAGAATTGTACCTCCGAAAAACAGGGAGGGAGTACCGAGTTTATAACGGAGATATTAGCTTCTGCCAGTACCGAGTTTTATGAGTACGGTTTTCTTAATGCGACTTTTACCAAAGGCACTACCCTAAAAGACATTTTAGGACTTGCGACAAGCGGAAGCGGTAAAATATCTGTCGGATATATTACTCCGGATATAGAGCCGTTACCCCGCAATAAAACCTTTATCGGTCAGACTCTTGACCTTCTGGGGCGTGAGTACGGCGGGTATAATATTTTTATTGACAATGATGAGATTAACATACTGGGTGACAGAGATTTAATCCCCGGAGAAGTTCTGGTTATATCGGATGAAAGCGGATTATTAGGCAGCCCCAGACGTGCAAATGCTTATGTCGAGTGTGATATGCTCTTTGAGCCCCAGATTAGGGCAGGGCAGGGGGTTACACTCTTGAGTTATACCCAAACGTGGCTAAACCAATCTTACAGGGTTGTAAAGATTGAACATAAAGGTGTAATAAGTCCGGTTGTTAGCGGGAAATTAATAACCTCTCTTACTCTTTCAATCCTGCCTGGAGATGCCAGAACACTCACCAAAGCGACACAAACAGTTCAGAGCGGGGTCGCAACTACCGGTCAATGGCAAAAGCCTGTACAAGGTAGTATATCAAGCCCTTTTGGCAGGCGTACAGCTCCAATAAAAGGTGCCAGTACTAACCATCAAGGAATAGATATTGCGGCATCTTTTGATACTCCTGTTAACGCTCCAGCAAATGGTAAAGTTATTACCACAGGCTGGATAAAAGGCTATGGTAAAACAATAATAATTGACCATGGCATTATCAACGGAAAAACTGTTACAAGTTTATATGGGCACTTAAATAACTGGCTGGTAAATCCAGGACAGAATGTATATACCGGAAACCATATAGGACTTGTCGGAAGTACAGGAAATTCTAAAGGGCCGCATTTACATTTTGAGGTTAGGGAAGGCAAAGAAGCTGTTAACCCTGCGAGATATATAGGAAATTATTAATATGACAGCAAAAATAAAACAGGTTGAAAAATCACAAATAAATTTTAACGGGGTTATGGCATTAGCTCAAAATGCGGTAATGTCACGCCTCAATTGTCATAATATCGGGAAAATTCTTGAATTTGACCCCGCAACCCAGCGATGTACAGTACAATTAATGCAGGTCAAGCTATTCAATGAGCAGAATATAACGCCTGTTCCGATAACAGATATACCGCTCATAATATTAGGTGCTGGAAATGCACATATTACAATGCCTGACCCTGTGGGAACAATCTGCCTTCTGCTTTTTATGGACAGAAACATAGATTCATTCCTGGAGACAGGGGAATTATACGCACCGGACACGACAAGAATGCACGATTTTACGGACTGTGTAGCCCTGACTACTTTTACTACTCTTGCGAATCCGATGGTGGATTATGACACAGAAGCTATAACACTTATTCACCAAAAAATCATAGAAGAAGTTAAGAAGCAATCCTATATAAAGATTTATCCTGATAGAATAGAATTAAAAAATATTCAAGGCGAGGCAGCTCAGGGCTTGATTAGCATAGGTGAAAAGATAAATATAGGTAATAACACTCAAAATCTTGCCGATTTAATTCAGGCGTTTTTAACGGCATGTGAGAATATAGCGGTAGTTACAAATACAGGAGTCCTGACACCTGCGGCGAAACAGGCGTTTACAGATTTAAAAACACAGTTTGAGGAGTTACTACAATGACATTTAGAAATCTAGACGCAAACCACGATTGGACTTTTGGCTCAGGTAGAAGTAATTATGTATCAGAAAATCAAGAAATCGCCCTAAACCTAAAAACCCGCATACTGTCGTTTCTCGGGGATTGCTTTTTTGCAACTAATGAGGGTATAGACTGGTTTAATTTGCTTGATTATCACTACCAGGACAGGCTGGAGAATGCCGTTCAGGAAACCGTTAAGAATACGGACGGCGTAACAGCGATTAACAGTGTGGATTTGATTGTGAATGCCGATAGGAAAATAAAAATCACATACGACGTACAGACAATTTACTCACAGTCCTATACAGGAGCAGTAACCCCGCCCGGTCAGAATTAAATTTCAGGCGCTCTGGTAAGCTTGAGTTAGTGACAGTGTCACTTTTCTAGTATCAACCAATAAAGGAGCGCCTTATGGCACAAAACTATATCGGGATTAGCGGGCTTGTTACGCAATCTCTGGAAGAAATACGCCAGGACTTAATCACTAAATTTAAAGGCGTATACGGTCAGGACATAAATATTGAACAAAACAGTCCGGACGGGCAGTGGATTAATATTTTAGCGCAGGAAAAAAAAGACATTTTAGATCTGTTTACCCAGTTTTATAACAACCTTGATCCGGATAGAGTTATAGGTATTCCGCAGCAGATTTTGTATAAGCTTAACGGCTTGATAATAAAAGCTTATACATACAGCTATACTTATGTTAATGTCACGATTAATGAATCAACCAGCCTGCAGGGGCTTGACGCTAATAGCGAGAGTGCTGACGGTACAGGCTACACAGTAAGAGATATAAACGGAAACCGATGGATACTTGCAGCATCCGCCGGACTTGAGCCGGGCATACATTCGCTTAATTTCAGGGCTGCTGATTTAGGAAGTATTACTGCATTACCTAATACAATCAATGTAATGGAAACGGTTGTAAGGGGTGTTTCTTCCGTCAATAATCCTGCGGGAAACTATATTACGGGCTCAACCGGAGAGACTTCCGCCCAGTTCAGATTGAGAAGGAATCAGGCTATGGCAGTACCTTCTCAAGGTTTTGATGAAAGCACGGAGTCACAAATGCTCAATCTTACTAATGTTACCCAGTGCAAAGTATATGACAACCGTACTGATTCTGTTGTTAACGGCATTCCGGCGCACGGTATCTGGGTTATTGTACAGGGCGGACAGCCGGAAGATATCGGACGGGTTATTTACAACAACCTGCCTCCGGGTATTCCGATGAAGGGTGAGCAGACTGTTTGGGTGCAAAAGATTAATGGCGATTTAGTAGAAGTTCTATATGACGTACCGTCTGCTGTTAATTTGTATGTAAGGGCAACTATCAAGAACTTTTCAACAACCAGCTTAGACGAAAATTATATAAAAGAACAGCTTGCCCTGAGTGAGTACAAAATAGGGGAAAGAGCAGAAAGCTCAACGCTTCTGGGTACAATAAAAGAGGCAATAGGTGATGCCGGTACGCCTTATAACGTAGAAATATCAACCGATAACTCAAGCTGGGTCGAATATGCAATGCCGGCCGGTCTGGATGAATTTTTCGTAATAGCAGCAGAGAATATAACATTAACAATCGTTTAGGAGCTGAAAAATGCCTGACTATACACAGGACATAGAGGATGTAAAAAATTATTATGCAGATTTGTTAGTCCTTCAATACCGTAATAAACCAAAGGCGCGTGAAACTATCAAAATCGGCGCTGATATATATCTGGGTGACGGTGTAATTTTCCAGCTGCAGGATATTCTGGATATCGATACGGCAGAGGGTCCACAGCTTGATATAATAGGCAAAATCCTTGACTGTCCGAGGATTGTACAGGGTGTCTATAATGATATGGTATTTTTCCAGTTCTATGACGGAGAGGATTCTGTGGGATTTTCCACAGTGGGGAAACCGCAGGGCGGGAATTTCAGGACAATACAGAATTACAACCAGAGTGAATATTCGCTTCCGGATAACGATTACCGCTTCTTGCTCAAATTCAAATCTGCAGTAAATGTTATGCGGGGCTCTGAGCGCGGGATTGATGAAGCGTTATGGAATGTTTTTCAGGGTGATGTACTGCTCAAAAATAACCATAATTTAACCATTACTTATATTGTATCAGCTGAGCGCACACTGGCGGCGTTAGCAGCAAAACAATTAGGGTATTACAGAGCCCCCGAAGGTATCGGTGCAAATTATGTACTTAGAGTTCCTTCTCCTTCTCAAATTTTTGGTTTCAACCGCAAAGGTATAATGAATAAGACGGTTGCAGGTTTTTCAACCAAAAACAAACGTCAAACCGGTACGTGGCTGACAAAAGAGAATCTTATCTCGCTTGTGACGCCCGAGGGATAAAAATAAACAAGTAAGTATCAACCAAAGGAGCAATAAATGCCTAAACTTGACCGTGTAACACAGAAAGTTTTTGCGAATCAGGCAGGAAGTCTGGAAGTAACCGCTTTTGGTACAGCAAAAGACCAGGCACCCGTTTATACAAAGGATTTAGCGCAGATACAGAATACCAACTTTTTAAACGGATGGCAGAGCGCAGTCCTGTCTGATAAATCACCGTGGGAAGAGGACATGAATGCACTTTTCTACGCGGTAACAAGCCAGCTTGCGTATTTATTTCAGCAGGGTATTCCTGAATATGATGCCGGCACGACTTATTATATCGGCTCACTAGCTAAGGTTACTAACAACCAGGGCTATGTAACCGTGTATAAATCTTTAACTAATGATAATACCGGTAATGCGGTTACTAATGATGCTTATTGGCGCGTATTCCAGTCAGACGGGAGCCTGCAGCTTGCAAATTATGAGATAGGGCTTCCGCAGCCTACACTTAGTAACACGCTTTTTCCGAACGAAATTTGGCTTGATGGCCAAACTGTATCAAGGACTACTTATGCCTCCCTATTCAATATTTATGGTACAACATACGGCGCTGGTGATGGCAGTACAACGTTTGTATTGCCTAATTTTAAAGATAGGGTTTTCTGGGGAAGTAATACATTTGGTTATATAGAGGCTGGGTTGCCAAATATTTTAGGAGAATGGACTGCCACAACAGAATCCAGTCAGGCACCTTTGAATCCTACAGGAGCCTTTTATGTAATAAGTGAATACGGGGATGGGGCTGATGGTACAAAAGGACGGTTTTATCGTGTAGGTTTTGATGCATCACGTTCAAATGGGGTTTTTGGCAAGTCAAACACTGTACAGTCACCAGGTATAGGATGCCGGGTTAAAACAAGATGGTATTAAGGAGTAGAAATGGCAAAGATAGAGCGTAAAACACAAAAGATTTTTGCAGGGAATGCTGCTACTGATGAACTTGCTGTGTTTGGAAGTATGATAACCGGCACACCTGTTTATAATGATGATATAGAAGCATTACAGTCAGAAGCTTATACAGAGGGTTGGAAAGCTGCTGTTGCTGCAAACGAAGCGCCGTTTATGGAAGAAATGAACGCTGTCCAATATGGTTTTTCTAAACAGCTTGCTTATTTGTTTCAGCAGGGTATTCCTGAGTGGGATGCCGGTACAACTTATTATCTGAACTCTTTTTGTCAGGTGGGCGGTGTTATTTATAAATCAAAGCTTGATGAAAATATTAATCATTCACCTGGAGATGATACAGAAGAAATGTATTGGACACCGTTCAAAGCTGGAGATGGTGGCAGCGGCGGCCTAGAGGTCTGCGATATCGGTATGTCCTTGTATATTGATGAAACGAAAGGTTTGCGCAGATGGCTTAACGGTCAGATAGTAGCGATTAATCAGAATACTCAGGGGTTCTTGACAAGGTTAAAGAAAATTGTTGCGCTTTATCCTTCTTTGCTTACAACCGAGGAGAACTGGCAGGCAGCAAAAACCCTTAGCGACTACGGTCAGGTTGGTAAGTTTGTATTCAATTATGCAGAGGATGAGGAAACTGTTGAAAGTGTAAGGCTTCCAGCTGTGGTTAATGTTCAGGGCTTATTAGATTTGCAAAATCTGGGTATGACTGTTGAAGCAGGATTGCCCAATATTGAAGGGATGGTTTATTATGGACATGGCTACTTGACTAACGCAACTGGCGCATTTTATAGAGGTAATGCAGGAACATTACAAAGAGTTGCAAGTGGTGGTGCCGGAACAGACTATAATCTTCTTTTCGACGCTTCTCGTTCTAACCCAATCTACGGCGCCACTGACACTGTACAGGAAGAAGCCATTCAGTACCCTTACTACATCCAGATAGCCACAGGTCAGGAAACAGAGGTCAATATCACAAATGAGATTGAGCTGAATAATCCATTTTTCTTTGGAATGAGCCAGTATTTTGATGTAGAACCGAATAATCTCAGCAGGCTAAAATCTGATGGTATGTACAAACCTAAATCTGTTTATCCCGACTATTACAACTGGATTTTAGAAAATGTTAATAAAGGGGTAGAAGGGTTTAAAGGCCAAGAAGGCTATTGTTTTATAGCTACTGATTCATCTAGTTATTATTGGTGGGTTTCTACTGAAAGTCCAGTAGTGGGTGCATCAGTATATAGGTATGATGTTGGCGTAAATTCAATGTTTTTTGATGGTACAGTCGAAACATTAACCTCAAATGGATTTACTTTTACTTCAATTTTTGAAGGCTCGTCTTACACGGTAACTAGAGATTCAAGTAAAGATACAAGTATATTACACCCTACAGCATGGATTACAGACAACGACTTTGAAATTAATACCTCTGATGAAACCTTTAAGCTGCCGTTGCTGGATGGTAGTGAATGTTTAGTGAGTGATAGATATATAGATTTGACACTTCAAGCGAGTGGTACAAAATATACTGCAGTGGCAAACGGATTTGTCTTTTTTGAAAAACTAAATACATCCAATACTCAATTTGTTAAAGGTACGAACCTAAGCTCTGGTTATGCAGATATTAGTTACGGGACTTATTCCGGTTCAACCCCGAGCATACTGCTAAAAGTAAAACGAGGCGACATTTTTTCTATTGATTATGATGCTGCAGGAGTTACAAACTCCTTTAGATTCATCTACGCCCGAGGCAACGGCTCTCTCTACTACTATGTTGGTGAAACAGTCCAGAATGCTAACCTGATTGACGCAGGGAGGATGCAAGAACAGATAACTAATATCAATGCGCCATCGCGCGGTTATCTCGTGCAAAGCTATGTTAACGGTACGAGCGGTTATAGAGTATACTCTGATGGCTGGTGTGAGCAATGGGGGAAAAGTAATAGTACATCAGGTCAAGAAACTATAACATTGACAAAAGCATATAACAGTATTAATTTTACCGTTTTGGCAACATCTTATACTAATAACTTCTATGGTACAGCACAAATAATAAATAATAAAACTATCTGGATTGAAAGCAGGGGGCATGATTTTTCAGTCCAATCTTGTTTAGTTCGTTGGTTAACTATGGGATATATATCATAAAGGAGATTTTACTTATGTCACACAAACTAGAAAAACCATACACTGATAAGCAACGTGCAGACTTTATAGTTCTGCACAACCATCAAAACGGAAGAAAAATTGAGGAAGGTGTAAATGGAGAGTTATTTGCCTTAGAGCCATACGAAAAACTTGTTGACGGTGAGGTTATAGATAACACACAAGAATATGAGCAAGAGCAGGCACGTAAAGAAGCCGAACGTATTGCAATGCTTAACCTTACTGCTGCCGATGTAGAAAGAGCTATATACAAAGCTAAAGGGCTTGATTTTAATGATGTTATCTCTCTTGTAGAAAAACAAAAAGCCACTATTGATATTAAAGCTCTGCAAATCGAGCTTAAGGCCAATAACTTTTATAGAGGCAATCCATACATTGATGCTGTAGGTACTATTTTAGGGTTTACAAAAGAACAGTTAGATAAGTTCTTTGATACTAACGATTACAGGTATTTGACAACTTGCAAGCTCAAAGTTAATGCGATACCGAAAGAGGCTGTTATAGAGATTAACAGTGAAATCCAAAGTGAAATAACAGTGCCATACGGCAGTACTGTTGATATAGTTGTGAGCTGTGAAGGCTATATAAGCCGTAAAGACGTTTTGACATTAACAGAAGATAGAACACTGGAGGTGGTTTTAGATGAAGATACAACCGGCAGCGACACAACCGACATTTCAGATGAGATGGACACAGCGACTGATACAGCAGAAAAAGCTGACGCAGATAACGCTGGATAATGGCAGTAAATTATTAGTCCGTGAAAGTCCGGATTATAAACTTCAATCCCTGTATGACAAAGCGGGTGAATGGCTAAGATCTAAGCTTAGCTATTATAAAGGAAAGCAGATAATTAAAACGCTGACAAGCGAGAATGGAGGCTATGATGGATGACAAAATGAAAGAAGCATTAGTAGAATGCTGTAAAAAACACGGTGAAATTTTAACTGAGGGCGTTGTCGAGTTCGCGTATGACCTTGTGAACGTTGCAATCGAAACAAGCACTAATAAAATAGATGATGCCTTTTTACCGGTAATTAACGCAACAAAACCAATCGTATTATCCTATGTAGATAAAATTGACGAGGAAGTAGCATAGTATGGCTTTTGATGTACCAAAGGCTATTGAGAAGCTTGCGGAAGCTGTAAAGAGCGGCTTCCGCTATGCAGAAGAGGCGAAAGAACATCAATCAGAAACAGAGGTTTTAAAAGAACTTAAAAGGAAATGTAAGGGAATAGATGCAGCTGAAAATCTTATTATCATGATGTACCCTTGTTTTACCCCTGCTAATGATGAAGAAGAACGCAAATTCGCCAAACTTCTGAAAATATTTCTGGAGAATAACTAGATGTTTGTCAACTATAATTTTGAACACGAATTGGAATTTAATTATATTAACTGGAAAACTCCGTTTACAGTAAGGCGTAGTGCTCCTGTAAGAGTTGCCGCCGGCAAGAAAACCTTCTGGATAATGATACCTGCTGGTTTTACATCTGACGGCTGCAGTATACCAAAACTATTGCGTTTCTTCTTTGGATGCCCGCACACACCTCAATATATACCTGCAAGCATAATACACGATTACATTTTAGCTAATCCTAAAACAGTAAATTACAATCGTAATCTTGCTAGTCTAATATTCTTTCATGCTTTATTGAATGAAGAAGTAACGCCTTTAAAAGCTGTTTTGATGTATCTTGCAGTTGATATATGGCAGGATGTAAAAAATATTTGGACGGAGAAATGGGTATGACAGAAGAAAGACCGGTACAGGCGCAGGAATGCTATGAGCACCACATGTTATTAAAAGGTCAGCTTAACAGAATTAATAAATTTCTTTTCGGCGACCCAGATCATCCGGATGACTTATCCGTAACCGCAAAAGTAAACCTTATGTTTAATGTGCTTCTGGAAATCAAGCGCTGGGCCATCGGGGCGGTGTTTACCTTTGCAGGCTGTCTTATTTTTCTCGGAAGCCACTTTGCAAAAATGGATAACATCGCCGAAAAACTTGACTCACACATAAGACAGACTGATATCGCAATAGAAAGCATCGAAAAACGTGTAATCACGTTGGAAGATTTTGTATACAAAAGGAGTAGACAATGACAGTGAAGTATATAATCGGACATTGGACGGGGTCTAGCTACAAGCCAAATACAATAGATTTAAACAGTTATCAATTACTTATAGACGATAAAGGTATAAAGCATATCGGTAAAGCTATAGGGCAGGCAGCATCAACAGGCGGTATGAACTCAATTACATATAATATCTCTTGCTGCGGTGGCTCAACTTCTACTCCCATAAAAAAGCCGCAAATAGAAGCTTTTTACAAAGCTTGCGCTGAAAAAATAAAAGAATACAGACTAGATATATCTGACTTTTATACGCACGCAGAAATAGGCGAAATGTGCAGGAATTATAAAACAAAAAACGCTGGAGAAAGTTTAGCTTATGCCGACTGTGCAGGAGAATTAATAACTAAACTTCTTCCATGGAATAATTATCTGAACCAAAATATAAGCAAGGTAGATTTGCGGAATCTCCCGGACATTCAAGGTACAGCAAAACAAACAGGAGATTTTCTCAGGAATAAAATCAAATGGTATTATGAAAGATATTAATCTTAATTTTTCACCTTTCTCTCGATTTTAAGCTCTGGAAACAGAGCTTTTTTATTTTAAGTATTTTATAAAATTTTATCGTGCTCAAATCGTGCTCAAATTTATACCTAAAAGTGTGTAAAAAATGGTAAAACGATTTTTAATAAAACTTTATGAAATACTAATTATTACTATATGTTTGGTAGAAAATGTAAAAGTTGTAAAATGGTAATGTTGAACTGTTTATCTTCATCACCCA